TAGACAAAGCCCAAGAGTCAATGACGCTATAACCCTCAGTCGCGATTACTCTTGACATGAGAGGATAGACGTCAGTGAAAGAGAGGTCAGCTAGTCCGATCCAAAATAAACTTAGATCACTCTTTGTTACCAAATCCGGCCAATTCATAACCCCAGAAAGCATGGATTCAATCATACCATGATGGACTGAGAACTGTCTAACATGGTAGGTCATACCTTCCAGAGAATACTTACCCCCTGACTTCCTAAGATGCCAGTTGGCGCGTTTTATGAAAAGATCACGCAAAACGTGACAATACCTAAATTCGTAACAATGGGAGAGTGATTTGCCTGCCATGTACTCGTCATCAGTAACTCCTTGGTTTGGGTTGGGCCTCGCGTTGAATTTCGCAAGTACCTTGCCGATCAATGGGAGCATCACATGCGCTTGTTCGCCTCTGGTAACAGGGACGAAATGCTTTGACAAGAAGTGCATGCGATGCATCGAAGGCGACGTAGTCACCTTCGCAATCATCTGAGCGGCGCGGGATACTTGCTCGTAATGGTAGGCGCAACGCCGTACCCTACGTGGAAGCCCGCAAACCAAGTCGTCACCCAAGACGACCACACTTGCTCCGTTTACCTTGTTTCGGTAAGCCCATGCATTGAAGATAACCAAATTCCAGAAAGAATTTCTGAAAGTGGTATCCGTTGCACCTGTGGGAAGCTGGTTTTCAACTATGGCGGACACGCCATACTTCGAATTATAAGCTGAAAACTTGTTGCTCTCCCTGTGCAATTTGAGAAACCACCTAGGGCATCCCAATCTCGCCATAAACATGATCTCTAAATCGATCGTGTCAGAAGGTTGAGTGCAATCATTCCTTGAAAAATCGGCTTCCATGAAACTAAAGTGTCGTTTGCGTTCCAGGAACTCTACGATTTCCGGTGTATGTTGCTTGTAAGCGAGTTGAAAATCAAAGTTTTTTGCGTTATTTTCGCACCCCTTGAACCTGTTCATTAACTCCTTGAATATGGGACCACTTATCATATTGTAGTAGTCAGTCCCTTTGAATATAACTCTAGGAGAAACTGTGTCGTGGTCTTTGACCAGAGCTTCGATTTTCGTGAACAATTCTTTGCGAGTGTAATCAGAAATACGCTCAAGACCTTGTTGGTGATATGCTTTCCTCATACGTGACTGCTTCTCACTGTCATACTGATTTAGCCATTCATAAAAACGTTCATTATCCCAATCAAATAAAGGCATGGGAACGGGGACAAGCTGCTTTATCAAATGACGGCCGGATGCACGAATGTATCCGGCAGCCCTAGCTTGACTCCTAAAATTGAC